TCACCCCCACACCTGCGGCCGTGGCGATGTTACTGGCGTGGAGCGTGCCGAGCGTCCCATCGCCCCGGTCGGTGCCTGCGTACACCTTGGAGGCCGGGGGGAAGGTGGGGGGGGCGCCGCCCGTGCCGTCGTCCAGTTGGGAAATCGAGACTCCCGCGAACAGGCGGCGGGTTGCCGTGGACGCGGCCCAGGAGCCGTTATCCAGCCGGCTCGCATAGGTGACGGCAACTCCCCCGTCCTGCGTCGTCCAGAAATTGGCGTTGTCCACGTCGCACGAATACGCAGTCAGGTTGTTGGCCGTGGTGGGCTTGATTGCGACGTAATAGTCGGTGTTGGGCGTAAGCTGCCTCTCCGGAATCGGAACCCAGATGTACCGGACGGTGGCGCCGGCGAAGCTGCTCGCGTCCACCGCAACGGTTTCGAGCGCGGTCGTCCCGCTGTAGAGCACCAGGGAGAAATCCGCCGCCGCGCCGACGGTTGCGACCGCCCAGATACCATCGACCTTGCACGCGAAAGGAAAATTGATAACGATAGCGTGCTCATCGGCGATGGCAGTCCCGACATTAAACACATGCGTGTTGATCGCCTTCATGGCGTGAGCCCCGAGCAGCGTCCCGAAGGTTCCGTCGTCGAATTCGAGGACGATGATCGGTATGAATGTAAGCGCCGCCCAGGATGCTGTGAAGAGCATTCCGGAGCACTGGGCAAAGACGAACGAAGCGTTGGCGGCGGCCGCGACAAGGCCGTTCACTATAAAGGAGTCCGTGCTCAGCCGGCCGGCCCCGTCGAACTCGACGACTACAGCTACCAGGTCGCCATTGGCAACAGTGCGGGTCGCGCTCAAAGGATTGCTTCGGAACCATGAGTTCGCCGTGATATCGGCGTTCGCGATGGCTACGGTTTGATCCGGCACTCCATCGGGCTGCAGGGGGGCGGTGGTCAGCGAGATGTCTTGCAGCGAGAGGGTCAGGGCGCTTCCCCCCGCCTTTGTCACCGCGCCCCACATAAATTGGAGCCGGGTGATGTTCTTTGTGCCGGTGCGGGACGGAAAGAACACCCTCCCGCAAAGCGCAATCTTCTCTCCCGTGGCATCGATCACTGCGGTTGCCGAGAAGCCGGGGGCAATAGTCATCAGACTGATGCGCGGGTAGATGAGCCCCGTTCCCAGGATTGGATTCAGCGCCATGATTAGGTCTTCGTCATCCGGATAGTCGCCGTCACCCGCGTCACCGTCGTCGCGCTCACCACGTTAAAACCGATCACGTCGCCGGCCGCTACTGCTGTCGTCCATCCGCTAACCAAGCCGTTTTGGACGATCTGCGCGGATGAAAGCGCGATAGGCGAGCCGCCGCTGATCGTGTCGGTCGTCGTGTTCGGCACGCCGCCCGCCTTCTTCGCCACTTCGATCGTGATGCTGCCGGCCTGGTCGGCGACGACGTCCCACCCCGTGATCGTGCAGGCGAACGGGACGCTGATGTAGCCCTTTACGCCCGTCGTGACCGCCACACCGCCGCCGTCTATCGTGAGCCCGAACGTGGCCGCGGCGCCCGGCCCCGGAGGACCCGGTACGCCCTGCGGACCTTGCGGCCCAGGAGGTCCGGGCGGCCCCTGGACGCCCTCGCCGCTTGAGCCGCCCGATCCGCCCACGCCGCCGCCGCTGATGCCGACGTCATAGCCGTCATTGCATCCCCAGAGTCCCGGCCCCCAGGCCAGATCGGCAATTGGCCTCGGGGCGTTGATCGATTCGAGGCGCATCAGCGACATCTGCGCGTCATGGCGCAGCGCCGGATCGATCGCGCGCTGGAAATGCGGCGCGAGACGAACCGCCAGATTCAGGACGAAGGCGTCCTCGTAGCCGGGCGGCAGCAGCACCTGATCGTCCGGACTGGTGTACTCCGGGACCAGATGCCAGATGTATAGCTCGAGGAACGAACCAGGCGCCGGCGCGGCCGAGAGATAGAGGGCCGAGAGCGGATATCCCCGGTCGTTGTAGAGCGCCCCGGCGATGCCATTGGCCCATGTGGCCTTCTGCAAATCGGTCACGATCTCGAGCGGATACCGGACGTCGCCGGTGACGATGGACGCCGCCTCGATCCCCTGCGGCCGCGGCCCGTCGAAGTCCGCAATGACATTCGGATTTGCCGAAGGCCCGATGGTGTAAACCGTGGCGCTCGTCAGGGGGAACGTGTAGGTCGCCCTCGAGTAAATGAACAGCCGGTCGCAGCTCAACGAGCCGGCCAGGCGGTTCAGCTCCTCGATCGCGTCCTGGTATTGGGCCGGCGAAGGCGTGCGCTGCGGCCCCAGTGTGACCCCGGCCTTCCGCAGCGCCGGGTACAGGATGCCGCGGCCCACATAGACCGGGTTGATCGTGCCCGCGCCCGCAACGCCGACGCCGCCCCAAAGGCTGTCGGAGCCGCCGGGAAGAGTGCCGCCAGGTAAGCTCATAGCTATTGGCTCATGTCCAGCCAGATCGTGCCGTTGTAGCAGAGGTTCGCCATGCCCCCCACCACATAAGCCGCCGCGATGTCGGCGCCGTTGTTGTGAGATTTGATCGCCACCGCCGGCCCGCCCCGATACGCGAACGTGTTGGCCCCGGCCTGCAAGGTGTGCGCCAGGAATACCGTCACGCATGTGCCGCCGGTCAAGGGCGGCCCGATAGGAGCCTCGGTGGCGCTTCCCCCCGGCGTCGAGATCGCATTGTTGGCGCCCGAGGTAGGCCCGAGGAAGTTATAGCCGGTCGCGTAGATGCCGCCGAGCGCGTACGGCGCGCTCACGCCAGCGCCCATCAGGAATTGCGTATTGACCTTGGTGCAGCCCGCATACGCGAGCTTCGCCGGGACCAGCGAGTATTCCGACTGCGACCAGGCCGCCGCGTAAATGTCGCCCGCGTTTGCGGTGCAGACGATCCCGGCCTGGGTGGCAACTGCGCCGCCCCAGACGTTCTGGTCGAGCCGAATGCCTTGTACGCGATCGAATCGCAGGCCGTAGTGGTAGAGCGCCACTCCCGAGCCGTTTTCCTGCATCGAAAACAGGTTTCGGGTAATCCAGATGTCGAACACCGGCCGTAAAGCGGTTCCCTGGATGTCCACCATCGCGTCGTTCGAGCCCGTGGCCGTGTTGCTCGTCTCGATATTGTTGTCGCTGATCTGGATGCGGGAGCCTTGCTCAACGACGATAGGCGCGGACGAACGCACCCAGAAGTTATTCCTCGAGATGATGTTCTGTGACGCGCCCAGGCCCGCCCCGAACTGCGACTCGTGGAGCCGGATTCCCGGCCCGTCGCCGTGGAAGCGGTTGTCCGCGATCGTCACCGAGTCGCCCAGGTTGGTCGTCTTCAGGCCGCCGGTGATTACGTTCGACTGCGAGAGGTTGCCGGCGTAGATGCCGTTCAGGTTGTCGGCCGTGTTGTCGAGGTACACCGCGGACGTGCCCGCCTGGAAGTAGTTCGACCCGTCGAAATAGCCGAAGCGGTTCCCGGTGATGTTGAAAAACGCGAACTGCGACGTGAACTGAGTCGGGGCTCCGAGCAACTGCACGTGCAGCATGTACCGGCCCGCCGTGCCTGGCGATAGCGGGCGGAAGCTGCATCCGTTGACGTTCATCCCGAAAATCGGATTCGTCGTCGGCTGAATCAACAGGAGGTCCGCGGACTGAGAGAACGTGCTCGAGGGGAAAAGCCCGTTCGCCAGAGACGGGCATGACACATTGATGTTCGGCGAATTGATCGTCGCGGCCGCCGGGTAGCTGCCGACCAGCGTGCTGCCATTTGCGGTGAAGTTCGCCGTGATGGCGTTGTTGATGACAACCGTCCCGCCGCCCGCGGTCGATGCCGCCTGGATCGCTTCGGGGAACCCGCCGGCCGTCGAGGACACCGTCCAGGCTCCCGAATGGGTGAAGGCGCAGTTGAGGAAGACCTGGCCCGAGGCTTGGCCGGCCGTTCCCGACCCGCCGTTGATGAGGCAGGATTCGCTCGTTCCCGTGCCGCCCGTCACCCAGAGGTAGTGGTTGTAGTCCGAGCCGTTGACGCCCGCCGGGACCGGAGTGAAGGTGACGGCATTGTTCCCCGCGATCAGCGAGCCGCCGGGGCTCTGCGCTGTGAAGTTGTAATTCGAGGCGGCGAACGAGGAGGACGCATTTTGCAGGTTCGGGCCGAGCGCCGTCTGGATCTGGACTACCGCCGACTTCAGGACCTCCTGGTGCGCGGAGTCGATCAGGGCGGATACGAGCTTCCCGCTCGAGTGCGATCGGGCCGAGGTTCCGGCGAACGCCCGCGTTACCGTGATCGTATTGCCCACCGGCGGCGCGGTCACGAGCATGTGCTCCCATGCCGTGCATTTGCCGGTATTGGTCGAGGTGTCGCAGATCGTGACGATCATGTTCGCGACGAAGCCCGCGGCGTTCGCGACGGTCATCGTGCTGTCGCCGGTAGACATCGAGGAGCTGAGCGTCGTCTGCACGTTGTCGCGCAGCACGAACAGGCTGCTGTCGGTGTCGAGCGCCCCCGGATACCGGGAGGTCTGCGCGGAAGCAACCGCCGCGACGAGAATCAGTAGAATCCGTTTCATGCCGCCCCCTGAAGCGCAGCAGGCGCCACCGCCTGGTGCATGTGGTTCTGCGCGTTGAGCTGCACGATCGACGCCTTGTACGCCTGCGCCTGGGCCGGCAGAGTGGGATCGACTTGGGACCGCGGGTATTCCGGCAGCAGTGCGATCGCGAAGTTATACCTGACCGCCATCTCGTACCCCGGCGGAAGGTCGACCACCGTGGCGAGCGAGGCGAACTGGGTGATCGGGACGTAGATCCACATCTCGAGCTGCCCGCCGAGGCGGGGGATCGGCGCGATGTAGACGGACGCCGCCGGGTAGCCGTAGTCGCAGAAGAGACGCCGCACGTAGACGGACTGCGCCGCCTTTTCCGGCGTCGACTCCCAGCCGGCGGAATTCACGATCTCGAGCGGCGAGTCGATGCCGCCCGACGCGACGGACGCGGCCTCTATTCGCACCGGGCGTTCAGACAGGGAGTACGGGCCATTCGTGCCGAATACGGGCACCAGGAGCCGCTTGCGGGCGACGAGCGATGCTCCCTCATTGTTCCAGCTCGCCATCATCTGGTTGAGCGAGACGAGGGCGTCGTTCTGTTCGTTCGTCTCGAGCACCTCGGCGGCGGCGATCGCGCCGATCAGCCGGAATGAGGAGTGGATCAGTTCGCTTACGGTTGGCATTGCACCTCTGTGCGGGCGAACGTGCGGGCCGCTCGCCCGACCGCCGTTACCGCTTCTTCGCTATGGCCCGCCGGGGCTTTCGGGGGGCCGGTTCAAAGGCTTCCGCCGCGGGTTCCGGCGGCCACAAGGGCTCCGAGGGTTCGCAGGGCTCTTCGCGAGGTGGCCCGGCCGGCGGAACTTCACCCGCCGGCCAGACCGTGCGCGCCCAGTCGGAGCCGAGCGCGTCTTCCTCCTCCCGCGACTGGACGATCACCGGGTCTGAGGTCCGGTGAAACATCATCCGCGGGTAGTCGGCGAATGGCATCAGACGCCCGCCTGCGTGATGGCGAACGTCTGCCCGTTGACGTAGATGTTCGCCGAGCGCGGCAAGCCGGTTGCGTTGGCCGCGACGGTGTACGTCACCTGGCCGTCGGTCGATTGGGGGTCCGTCGGCGAATCCACCGTCAGCCAGTCGGCCACGGCGTCCTTATCGACCGTCCAGGTCCCGCTCGTGCCGGGGCCGGTGATTGTGACGTCGAAGCTGCCCGACCCGCCGGCAACCGGCACGTCGGCGTTCGCCGGCACGAGCATGACCGGCGGAACGTCCGGTAGCGGCCCGCCGGGCTCCTCGGGCTCGAGGAGGTCGATCGGCCGCCAGGCGCTGCCGATGCTGGCCTCTGTCGCCGCATCGCGCACCAGCATCGGCGGCAGGTTTACGTTGTACAT